CCCCATTTCCATTTATTCGGCTTGGGTTTATCTTCTTTTATTTTCCCAATATTCCGCATCTTTCTTGGTATAATAGTTTCCTTTAGCATTACCTAAGTACATCCCTGTTTTAGCAGCAGACCTAACCGGAGCAATCTCCCCTCCCTCATCACTTTCGCAATACTCCGGGAATAGGTTGGAATTGCAAACCAAATAATCAACTAATTTAATTCCGTAAAAATTTGCTTTGCGCTCTGCTTTCTCCATCAGAAAATTAAGCTCGTTGAATGATACGCTTGTGGCATTCTCGGAGTTTTTAGTTGATACTCCTTTGTTGCGATTCTTGTAGTTATTCATATAGAACAAATCGTGCTCAACCCACTTTAACAATGTGATAACCACGTAGTCATTCATCAGAGTTAAATAATCCCCTGTTAATGTTCCTCCGATTATCTTGTTCTTTAATGCTTCGTATAACCTCGTACCGAGTAATGGCTCTATGTACATCGCTTGGGCATCGGCAATAGTTGCTGCCAATACCTTGTCTCCTACTTGGTCGGATGTAACTGTATTGCTCTTGTAGTAGTCGGTTGTTATAAATAATACTTTCGCCATTCTCTTACTGTTGTTTACGTCTTACAATTGTTTGCTGCCAAATGTGTCTGCACCAAGGAGTTGTTCGCCCTGTACGTGGATTGTTATAATAACCTCCCCGATATTGAAAGACGTCTAATCCCATGCCGTTATTTAATGAATCTATTTCATCTCTCTCGTACAGTTTTCTCTGCGCCATTAATCTAATACAGAAATCCCTTGACCTTGTTTTTAAAGGAGGAGCATCAGAGCGCAGGGCATACCGATAAACAACCATCAACGTCGGCTCTATATCCTCAACCTCAATAGTATCTATACCATCGGGAGTAACTTCCCTGCGTATCAATCCATCAGTCTCACTTGTTGCAATTGCTCCTGTGCTTTCCAATTTTGACAAGCTCTGCGCAACTTCATCCTCTGTTATTTTCAATGCTCTTGCAATGTCTGTAGTTGAGGCATCGGGATTGTTTTGTAACTGTTGCAATACTGCTAAATCCGTTGTGCTTAATCCGGGAATAGCTGCGAATTTATGTAACTCCGCTTTCGCCTTGTCATCCTCAATTAAGAACTCCTCAATGTTCGTACATTCCAATTCCTTAAAAGATACAATCTCAAAGTCATCCTCATTATAACCGCAATTGCTGAAATGCTCCAAGATAGCTGCCTCAACATCTTTATCCTCATTGAAATCAGTTGTCGTTGTTGTGGTTGTTCTTGTTACCTCCGATACTTCGGGCAATCCTACTAATGCTCTTATCTCTGCAATGGTCATATTGTCAAGCACCTTAGTTGCAACCAATGGAGATATTAACCCGATTGCATCAGCAACAGGATTAGTAGTTGCTCCCTCAAGCTCATCCATACCAATCATTTCCCTTATCTCCTCTTGCGTCAAATTAGCAACCATTGTAGCATTATCAATCTGCGCTTTGACAGGTTCTAATGGTTTAATCTCAAGGATGCCGGGAACACCATTGACCAACAGAATAGAGTTAAATAAATCCTCTTTACTCTCCTGCTTTGGAGTAACGTATCTATGTTGGAAACTACTGTGAGCCACTCGCATTTCATCGGCATTATTTGAGAATCCTGTTCCCTCCGATGCCCAACCAAAAAGAATAGGATTAATTACCCTATGTCCAATGGTCAATGCGGAATCAATGCGCTCCTCTAATATCTGATACTGCTTGTCCAGATTGTTTGGAGTAATTGGAGTAATCTCTGCGCTCCTGTCCTTGCTATCCGAGAAGTTGAGTATAAACTTTCCTGCGTTGTCAGTCCCTGCGAATTTCTCCGCAATCTGTCTCTCCAACAATTCTGCCTCCTCATCCGTTGGGATGCCGTTGTTAAAGGAAATCATAAAGCTCGGCACGAACTGATTCTTAATATTGTTTAAGTCAAAGTTTGCCAACTCATAGTCTGCCTCTATCAATGGAACGGCAGGGAGATAACTTGGCAATGGATATACCTCTTTACTGTTGCTGCAATCAACGGCAAGTATCTGTTTACCTCCTCTATTGTTTACATCAAATGCAGGGATTACCTCGTAATCCTCATTATTCTCCGGCTTTCTTTGCGACCAATCCTGTGTGTAATAAAAATAACTTTTATCCTCATTGGTTCTAAGGTATCTAAAATCCATGTAGTTTACCTCCGCAATGCTTTCACTATCCTTGCTCCAAATGATTTCCAAGTAGTAACCGCCATACAATACATCGTCAAAGTTTGTAAGGTAGTTTAACCTGTTCAATGTCTCATCCGGATTCGGAGCAGCAATAAATGCTTTGGCTTGGGCAATGGCTTGGTTTGTTACGTTGGCATTCTGTTCTACCTTCCATCCTCGCCCGGTCAAAAACTCAACCTTGCCATCAACCAATGCTCGATGCTTAGAGCTACGATTATACAAATCCAACAGATACTGCGGATAGTTATTCCTGTATTGTTTCTCTGTTCCAAAGCAAACGTAATCTTTGTTTTTCTCCTCCTTAATTTCGGGAGGCTTAGACATTGAGAAGTCCAATGCAATTACGTTGTATTTATTCTTTAAGTTATCCATTTTGTGGAGTTGGATTATTTAGTGTTATTACCTCGCCTACTGTTGTGCTGACCTCTGCCAATGCAAAAAGCTCTACCCTCATTTGAGTTGTCGAATCAGCATCGGGATTCCATTGACATATTCTTGAGGCCGGTGGTGTTTTATCTTCTTTCGCATCCTCAAGCAATTCATAAAAGATAACCTCCGCATTGGTCTTGTCTGTTTCAAAATTGCTGCCTATCAAAGTGATTTTGAAATAGTCCAAATTTCTGTCCTGCGGATTCTTTATGCCTGTATTTTCTTTGTAATAAATTTCCATTTTACATAGTTCTTAAAATGCAAGTGATTAACGTACTTGAGCTTGTTATTAGGTTATTTCCATCAACCTCTCCATTCGTGTTCCTTTGGAAAAATCGTGTCGTTGTTCTCATCGAGCAAGAAGATACAAGAGTAGTGAATAAAGTCAATCGGAAAAAAGCATTGTTAAAATAAGTGCTTGATGAGTTGTAGGGTATGCTATTTATCTCATGGATTGCTGCTATGCGATAATCTGAATAACCATAAATAGACAACCCTGCTGCAAAGTTCAAATTGTTGATGTAGTTGGAACTTGAGTAAAATCCATTTGTTGCCGAGAATATGTCATGATTAATCCACTCCAACCCTGTCAAATGGTCTTGCGTCAACCAACGTCTATCATTCAAGTCTCCTGCAACTGCATTCGCCCAATCTTGATTTCCATTGCCATCTGTAAACCGATTTTTATTGCCATGAATATTGTCTAAGGTCAAAGTCTCGGAGTTTAAATCTGTCGCATCCAATGTCTGCATTGTTCCGCTACTTTGAGCATATCCTGTCGTATAAGTTCCATTTTGATACTGCCAACCATCGTCATAAGTTGCATAACTTGAGGATAGTCCAAATCTCGGAGTTGGTCTTGCGTAAATTGTTCCACTTACGGCAGGAGTACAAACCACATCCGTATTGGCAGGAACATTTGAAACGCTGCCATCAGAATCAGTAAAGCTAATATCCGGAGCAGTATAGGTAACACCGGGAGCAATAACCTGCGTAAAACTTGCATCACTATTCTGATACGTTGCATCTGTTGATGGAGGAGCAGGAGATATGCCCTCTGAATTGAACACATCCCAAGCATGGAAATCTTGTGTTGGATTTTGATAGTAACTAAACGCAGTTGATTGCCTATCTCCGTCAATCAATACTCTTGCCTTTCCTGTTTCCAGCAATACAGTACCCGGAGCATTGGGAGCAAGATTGGTTGCGCTTGTTTGCTCGTAAATGTTGTACGTAAAGAAGCCAACAGGCTCAAGTAATATCTGCGCTAATAATCCATCGGGAGATGTTTGCTCTGTAATAGTAAACTCGTTATACCTTGCAGGGTATGAGCTTGTATCGGGAGCAATGCAGGTCGTACTGATTAGAGATGTATCACTAATAAACTCTATCAAGTAAACAGGATTAGACAAAGTTGATAACTCTGCCAATGATACCCGGATTGTGTTTGCGCTATTCTTCGTCAGTACGAGCATCCTCTACCTTATCTGCTTTTTTCTTTTTGGTTGCTTTCTCAAATACGTCGAATCCGTATGCTTTGGCTATCTTCTTAAACTTGGCAGTATCCTCAATTAAGAACCTCATTCCCTTGTGTTGGATATGGCTGCCAATCAATTCCTTTTTAATCTTCATACTCTATAATATAAAAGTTTGCAAATGTGTCAAAATAAAAAAGGGATTGCATAAAGCAACCCCCTCTTATCTTGTATGAATGAATGTATTATACTGCTATTGTAAGCCCTGCGATAACGGCTGCATCGACTTCATATACATCATGCGTCTGCTTAGCCATTAGGTTAATGGAGTATCCGTTAAGGTCTCCATACGCAGTTCCGGTTGAACTGTTATTTGTTCCACCTGTTTTGTGAGCTCCTCTTTCGTCACCCAATAGAAAGAATTTACCCTCTACTGTTTTAATAATGGCAACGATTCTCTGAATCGCCAATAGGTTTAATTCATTGCATTTAGATGCCTCCATTTTGGTTATCGTGAAAGATAAATTGGCATCATAAAAAAGTGAGTTATTCTGAACTGATTTAGTCTCTGTTGTTTCCAACAATCCAACCTCCTCATTCAACTCGTATCTGTACCACGTTGAAGGCGCACCACTTGTAGTGATTGCAGTTACTTCACAAGCTGTAACTGTTACGGATGTTAACTCCTCAAATGCGAGTAAGTAAACCTCCTCAATCCCTCCGGCAGGTGCTTCACAATTATAACGTGTTACTCCCGATGTTAAAGCACAAGGCATATCTTTTTAGGTTTTAAGCATTGGGAGAGTTTATACACCCTCCCTTTGCAGTTTATAAATCAGTTAATTAGACAAGAGTAAACTCTACCAACTCAGCAGGGTATGCAACTTGTGTGCCGCGCTTAAATGAAATGCTTGACTTAACATTTCTATCATCTTGGCTATACCACATTTCCATCTCGTCATCTCCCATTGCATCCATTCCGATATAGAAGTTAGATGCTCTACCTGCGAAGATTCTGTTTGTTCCTGTCAATCCGTTTACGGCAACAATCTTCAACCCTGTACCCGGTAACATTAGCTCTCCATTTTGAGTTGCCTCATCGGTTGCATAGTGGAAGAAATTAGAATCAGTAATGTTGATTACCAAGTTTCTAAAAGAATCCCATCCCATAAAGCAACATAGGTCATCTGCCTGTAGAATGCTTGTAGGAATTACAGAGTAAATACCTTGTACAATGTCAAGAGCATTAGCGGATGTGATACCTGTTGCAACAGTTACACCATCAACGTTACCATCAACAGATGCAGCAGCAGCGTCGATAACTGTAATAAATCCATCGTAGAATCCTAAGTTGCCTGCACCAACTCCATCCTCTCCTTGCCAATCAGCAAGTTCCAAAGAATCCTGTAATCTCTGCATTTTAATATCCATATAAGCAGCAGGAATGTCGCTCTCGTCATAGTTGCTCCCGGCTCTCAATAAAATCTGCGTCCATTTTGCCTCAAGGTCTTTAGGGCATAATGCCTCTTGTATCTTGATTGCCTCAACTGCTAAATTCCTTTGGGAAAATGTAGTTGTGCCGGATGAATCAAATGAGCAGTTATCGTCTTGGAAAACCACCGTTGAGTCGAATAATTGTAGTGCTGCACTACTCTTGATGCCTACCTGTATATTAACAAGCGAGGCGGTTTTACCTGCACTTACCGCAGGTAATAGTAAGTCCGTTGAAGTTTGGTCAACGTAATCTACTAAAGCTGATACATCAAATGCCATCTTTTTACTTTTTTAGTTTTTTAATTATGTTTAATTTATCTTGAAAGGATGGCTCTGTTCTTTTGAACGCATCCGATTTTCTTTTAATTGTTGGAGCTGCGCTTGGTTCTTTGCTCAACTCCTCCAATGTTTTAACGACTTGAGATTTAAACTCCTCATTTGACTTCAATGCCTCTGCAAGTTTCTCCTCAAGCTCTGCAAATTTTCTCTCTACTTCCGTTCTTTCGATTACGGTTTTTGGAGTTGGCTCTTGAGCAACTACCTCATCACTCATCTCCTCCTCAATTTCCTCTGCTGCCTCTTCCCTGTCTCTTATACACATCTGACGCT